GTAGCGGTCTGTCAGCGTGTGAAAAACCGATATGAGCTCGTCGGCAGTCCATTCGGTGGTACTGGCCGACGTTACGCTCAGCGTGGTTGCCAAGTCGATACCCTGAGGGGCTCCAGAACCGCTTCCAGTAATATACTCGGTTCCGACCAAACGCCCGATTTCGTCGACGGCCTGCTCGATCAAGAAATTCTCGAACGGGAAAGCCGCGTCCTCTAGAAGCTCACGGCTCGCCTGAATTAATACGCCATACTTATAACTGTCGAGCTGTTTTGAGCTAAATTGCGGTGCACTTTTTGCAATTGTGTCCGTTTCTCCTTCGAGCAAAATTGTAGAGTGTGAGGAAACAGTTGGTAGCACCAATGCGTTGCCACCGCTGGTAGTTATCACTGTGCTACCAGCCCGCATCGAGCCAATGGATGCCTGCAAGTAGTCGACGAGATTGAGACTTAGATCAGTTTGCAACAGCTCTGCGCCGTCGGTGGCCGAACCGGCCTGCAAAGTTACAGCGTCTCGAAGCTCGATATGATGCGGCCCAACAGCTGCACCGCTGCCAATGTCCCGAAGGACACTACGCAAGCTGCGACCCTCAGCGGCCGGCGGCTCAGTGGAAATACCGGCAGCTGCGGAAGCCTGGAAAAATTCCCCGGCCCGAGCTTCCTTTTCCATAGTATCGACAAGGCCGATTTCGCGTTCAGCGAGCTCAGCCAAATCGGCCACAATAGCGGCCTCGGAAGCGGACTCGTCGGCCGTAAGGTCGCGATCCTCTGCGCCGGCGTACAACGCCTGCAAAGCGTCCTGGTTCTTGCGGCGAGCCTCAAAAGCTCGCTTGATCGCCATGTGCGAAGCGGTCATAATAATTAACTCCTAAAAAGTAGACGGGCGGAATTGCCCAAATCGTGTCACTTAAACGATAGTGGTTACCCGGCTATCAGCGGAAGAAACTGCGCCGGCGGACAACGGTGAGCTCGTCTCGGCCATCATCCCCCTCAGCTTCACCCACAACGGAAACGCTAAGCGCCTCCGAGAGCTTGTTAGAAGTGGCGGCAGCTGCCAACACCTCATAATCCAAAGACCTTGCCTCAGCTAAACACCTAAGAGCGCTAGAGGCGTCGACGTAAGCTGGGAACGTGACCGGCCCAACATCTCTCAACGCAACCTCCAAAAGCGTCCTAACCGGAATGGGCTGACCGTCGTCCCAATTATCAGCGATAGTTTGAAACCCAAACGACGAACCCGAAATGTCTCCACGCTCGAGCAGCGTCGCCACATCACGCCCCGTAGACGTATCAGGCAAATCGACCTCATACAGAAGGCCCTCAGCGTTCTCCTCGAGCCTCAACGTTCCGGCCACGTTACGACCCAAAACTAGATGCGGGTCATGGTTAAACAACGCCCGGACATCGGCTTCCTTCAACGTTTTCTTAAACGCCCCCGGCCTAATCGTCTCAGTGAACCCACCCAAGTTTTGGCTCATAGACTCGAACCTAGCGGCGTAGCCCTCAGCGACCAAACGGCCAGCGGCCCCGCGAACCTCCACGGGCTCCAAGTTGTTACGAATTTCGGTCATGATTCATCCCCCTCGGGAGGCGTAGATACAACTTCAGAAATAGGTAAATCGCCAGGAAGTGGTACCCCCAACTGAGACACCAATCCTCTAGCCTCCTCGGCCTCCTCAGCGGAAACCCCGTCAGCTTCGCCTTGCACCTGCACAGAAATCGGAGAATTACCCCACTCAACCGGTGGCAAATCTTCCTCTTTTCGGACCTCGTTAATCGTCAAAATGCCTTGCGTAACCGCCAGACTCCAAACCTGATAGCGAGTCTCCATGTCACCACGCAGGAGAGCGTTCGTGTTTAGCTTCGCATACGACCCCGCCGGCCGAAGATCACCCTCAGAGATTAGGAGATCAGTAAACGCCGCCTCGATGCGTTCAATCCACGGGCGCAGAGAATGTTGCACGAAAGCCAAATTTTGCTCGGCGGTAGTAGACCCAAGCTGTACGCCCTCGGCGTTCAGTAGTTGAAGAGGGACACCAAAAAACCGGGCCACGTCGCTAACCTGAAACGTCCGAGTCTGCAAAAACTGGCTTTCCTCCGGGCTTAAAGTAACTTTAGCGTACTTGGCGCCCTCAGTTAGAACCGCTATACGACCCGAGTTACCTATACCACGGTGCGCCGACTCCCACGAATCCTTGATTATCTTAGCGGCCGTAGGAGACAGCTGCTCCGGCACCTCGATAGTGGAACCAGGTACAGCGCCGTTACCGAAAAAGGCGCCCCCAAATTCCGTCGCAGCCCTCGAGAGCCCTATAGTTTCCTTTGCGTAACCTATAGGAGACACGCCCTCGAGACGGCCCGGTAGCATCATCCCCGGAACATGCTTTATGTCCATCCGGTCCACGAAACGAGTACCGCCCGTAGAGACCTTGACCTCGAAAATTATGTCGCCCGCTGCAGTTTTCTTAGGCGAAACTTGCGAAGGGTCCAAAACGTCAAGCCACAAAATCTGTCCGCTATCGTTTCTAACGGTAGCGATATAAGCGTTACCATCAGTCAATAGCGAAGTCATGGCCATACCGATAACCTGGATACGATTCCACGGGCCCGTATTAAAATCTAGCCACTCAGCCCGAAGCCGAGCCGGAACAGGAACGCCGTCTCTGCGTTGCATTTGATCCAAAGGTAACGTAGCTATCGTGTCAGACAGAATCCGTATCGACCCGAATACGGCGCTAACCTCTAGGGCGCTGTCTGTAGTAACAGTTAACCCGGTCTTAGTGTGGTTGCCGCCACCGAAAAGATCCAAGCCTCTACCGTAAACGTCAGAGAAACTGACAGGGGAATCTATTCCCCGGGCCTCAAACCCGAACGACCGCCCAACCTCGTTCAAACTGGCCCTAAGCCAACTAGCGTAAGTGGTCAAGATTAAACTCCTAGAGAAGGTGTACGGTAGCCTCGCGTGGGGCTTCTTGCTCGCGCCACGCCCGGGCCCTACCTAGAGCGAGGACCGACGCCACCGTTAAGTCGACATAACGAGTACTCGCCCGGTACTCTTTACCGATGCGCGAGCCTCTAGCGTCGTGCTTGATAATCGTATTAGCGACGTGCCTAGCTAGTGCAGGGTCTCCGTTGTGCGAAAGTTCGCCGTCGAGGACAGAATCGAAAAACGTTTTTGTAGGTGAGTGCATCCGGTTACCGTTAGTAGGGAACTCGATCACAGGAAAACCGGAGTCTTCGAGCCGCTGCAAAGTAACCTGAAAAAAATACGGATCAGCAACTAGTTCCTGTACAGTGAAAAGCTCGAACGCCGCCCGAATAGAATCTTCAACATTCTGTACCGGGACACGCCACGCCTTATCACCGTCCGGCCGCTCCCACAAAGCCACCGGCTCTAAATGCAAATCGTCAACACGCACCGCCACCAGCGCCGTAGCGTCCCCCGAGAAACTGCCATCGAAACCCAAAATTACCCGGTCGCCCTGCTCGAGCTTCTTCGACTTATCCCTGCACGCCGCCCAGACACCGGCCGGCAGCCAAGCGTCTTGGGTCGCCGTCCACCCGTTCAACCGGTACCTAATGAACTCAGATTCTGCGGTGACCCGAGACGTAGACCGAAACTCTTCGATATTCATCAGGTCCCAAGACGGATTGTATTTCTTCCACAGTGCCTCGTCATCGTAAGCAACGTCTTCCTCTTCTCGAGGACCGAACCACGTAAACCCGAAAGACTCGTCGACCACCTCGCCAGATTCGACCTTACGGCCGATCGAATAGAGCTTGCCTAGTGGACTGTCCATATCGTGCCCGGCCGTACTGATAACGACAGTCAACGGCTCGGAACGCATAGCCGAACCAGTCGTAAGAGCGACCATCAGCTCGTCATTGCGGTGTGCGTGAAACTCGTCTATAATCACGCAGCTAGGATTGATCCCGTGAACCGACCCAGCCTCCGATGAAACAACCTTATATACTCCGCCGGTCTGCGTGTTATGTATCTCCGACCGGTACACCTTACAAATAGCCGCCAAATCCTGATTACTCTCCACCATACCCCGCGCCATATTGAACACCAGACGGGCTTGGTCGCGGGTACTCGCAGCCGAAATTATCTGTGGTTCAGCGTCCGAACGGTCCATCACCAAATGGTAAACCGCTAGAGCGGCCCCCAAAGTAGATTTAGCGTTCTTTCGAGGCACACCCAAAAGGTAAGTACGTCGAAGCCGCCGGCCCGTATCAGGGTTGATTCGATAAATGTCGTCTAAAACATCCGCCATCCACGGCAACGGCACAAACGGCCGACCAGCAAACGACCCGTTAAGAGTCAAAAACTGTTCGCAGAACCGGACCACAATAGGTCCCTTAGTAGGAAAGTCAGCCTTTGCCACTGACAGCCTCCTCGTAGAATTGGTGACAGAGACGGCACGTAGCCCGCGCCTCTGTCGCATGTCCCTCAGCGGGCGGGCCTGGCAAGGGTCAGGGACACAAACCAACTTAGGTGACGATAGCCAAAAACCCATTCAGGTTAGCGGTCACAGCGTCAAACGTAGATGCGCCAGTCCCGAGAGTAGGCATATCAGCTACGGTCCGATGAAATGAAACGGCATGGCTGGGTGCCAGTAGCTACAATCGCCCGCAGCACCTCACCAGCCCCCACAAAGATAGACAGCGACGAACCAGCGGCGACAGGCATCCCCACCGCAGTAGAGATAGTTGCAACACCGAAGAACATGTCAACCGACGCTGCCTCGTTATAGACAACGACGTGTGCGCCGTCAGAATCGCCCGTGAAAACCGATGTGCCGTTCGCAGTCGCAGCCACGGTGACCACATTATTTGTGATAGTCATTTAAAAACCTTTCATCGAATTGGACAAGCGCCAGCAGCGCAATCGTCGATAGCTTGGCCGACCCCTCGAGAGCCGGCAGCGTAATAATCGGCCGAAGAGATGCGTTCATACGGCGACTGTGGCCGGCCGTCCTCCGGCATCGCCGTAAAGCCTTTGATAACCGGCAGGTACTTCTGTAGGAGACTCGCCAAATCTTCGACCGTGGCGGCGTCCCTATGGAAGTTTGCGGTGATGCTTATAGCGTTGTCGGCATACAGTTTCTGTACTAGAGCTTGGACCTCTAAGTATGCCTCTAGACTAACCTCGTTCGACTGCATCACCAAAGAGTCGGAGACGCGATCTAGCACAGCCTCACGGCACGGAAACGAAACCACGGTTGTGGCCGGCGAATATAGGCACGGCTCTTGCTCGCCGGGTAGCTCCAGTAGCTTAGGATCGTTGTCGGCGTAACGTATACGGCGCACAAAGAAACGCGAATACGGGGGCTGTATGCCCTCGGACACGCCTGGTAGCTTGGCGATCGAACCAGTCGGTGCCACACACGTAGTTTTGATAGGGCGAGCAATGCCGAGCTCGTCCGCATACAAATGCGCCGACTCTTCCACTATCTCGCGGTACTCGACCAGCCGGCGTCGCAACTCGGGGCTACCAGGAATATCATCGAACCGCACACCTTGCAGCGCCGCCCAATCATGGAACCCAAAAAACCCTACACCTATACGACGGTTACGCCCCTTCACACGCTCCTGCCGGACATCCGAGGAACTACCAAACGTAGCCCGCACTAGATACCTACTCATATACCGGAACGCTGCGAGCGCCTTAGAATGCGACTCAGAGAAAGCCGCCAAATTCACATGACCTAGACAGCACTGCTCCCACTCCTCGAGACCGATTTCACCGCACGGGTTCGTTGAACGAACGTCAGCGCCGGCACGTTCGCCCACCGAAGCTAAACTCGAATTATAGAAACCCGGCTCACCGTTAGAGTGAATACCAACAGCAACCGCCTCAAGCACCGCCCGAGCGTGAACGTCTGCCACGCCAAGCGCATCAAAAAAGGCGTCGTCAACTTCCACCGAAATGTTTGTAGACCAATGCTTACTAGGGTCAGACTTGCACTCTATAAAATCGAAAATGGAAGGGTCGGCCCA